ATTTAAGTGGTGTCTTTCCACTCATAATTATTATATGAAAAGTTTGGTATCGTACCATCAAAGGCATAAGTGTATGGAGTAAACTGGACCCCATTCTCTGGTGGTATGAAGAAAATAGGCGCACAGACCTGATATCCTAATCTGGCTTCGTCATCTAAGCCAGCAAAAATAACGATTTCCACATCTGTGTCGTTAGCTACATATTGAGGATTCCCGGTAGATACTATAATGTGTCCCAAGTTTTCGTGGGGACTAGTAATATCATCATCCGATAATCTATAATTTGTACTTGCGGCGCCCATGAACCTATAAGGACTTATGTTGGGAATATGTACTTCAAATGTGCAATTAGACATGAGATAAGTAAGGTCTGTATTAATGGAGTAATTGCTACTCGCATTATAATAGTTAGGGCGCTCGGCCGTAGGGGTTACTGCTGACCAAGATTTAGTAAAAGAATTGCTAGTGGATTGGTAGTCAAAAGATTTTCGTAATTGCAAACTAACCGGATTAGTCTCTAAGAAAGGTTGAGTAGATTTCCAAGTGGATTGTCCTCCCAAATTGTCCGAAGTCTCTCCGAATCCTGGGGGCACATACCACACAGCTCCTGAAGAAACACCGTTCAACATAACTTTCAATTTTACTCCTCCTTGCAACCCGAGAAACATTCTTCTCACCATTTGAAACGGAGCGTTATAATTACAATCATAATCTCTAGCTTCTACTGAAGTCAATCCTACGTTTCGAATAATCTCTCTCAGAGAAATTTGGAAAACCCCATTGGCCGTATCTATTTCCGTCTCTGAGTATGATTTCCTATACACTCTAACCATCCTCCTCATGTAATCTCGTACATTAACAATGGGTCTCATTATCTCGTCCTTAATATCTGAGGAAAATACACCGGGGTTAGTCAAAGCTGATTGGTCTGATATAGGTTGCATTGTAGCTGCTTCAGCTACAAAAGATGTTTCTGATTTAGTAGCCAATGTTCCTATATCGAAGGTGGAGTACCCATACAACTGGAAATCATCGGCTGCACTGACGTATACATTAAAATACACATCCACTGGGACAGCACCATTAGAAACGAGGGGTTGAGAGAGATATATATAATACATACCATGCTGCTTCGC